ATGTGGTTTATATGCCAACCATTTCTTCCATAATTATACCAAGTCATTCCTTCTTGAAATTGTGATTCAAGATGTTGTTTAAATTTGTCAAAAGAACAACCAAGAATTTTATGTGTTTTTGTATGTTTTTTAAATCCATTATTGTAAATACTCTTCCTTATTGAATTACTAATATTTGTTCTTAGTTTTAAGAAAATATCAGTCTTTCGTTTATCATTAGATTTTTTTCTCCTTCTTTTTAATAATTCGGGATTTTTCAACTTTGTTTTATAATAACTTTTTCTGTTTATTTTTAATACTTTGCATTTGTTTATTTCATAATATTTTTTCATGTAAGCATTAAAACATTTATTACAACTACTACGATAACCATCAAGACAATCTTTACATTTTTTAAATAATTCCAATTCTTTTTCTTCCCCACATTTAGTACAAACCTTTCTCACAATATTCCTCTCATTACATATTGGTCTAAATCGTTTTCTTCTTGAAAGAAGTACTTATAGTTATCTACTGCTTGTCTAAATTTGTTCTCGCCTCTTGCTAAAAACTCATCACTTACATCAAAGATTCCTATATCTGTACTTGCTTTGTCAATCACTAAAAAGGTAAACTTTTCTTTGTTAAACAATTTTAAGTACAACCACGCTTGTAAATCGTACCCATACTTGTCTGCACTATACCGAAAGGTAGAAAGGTCGGCAGAGGTCTTTAAATCAATTATAGAATCTCCCTGTATAATATCTGCTTTACCTCTAAATGGTAATCCTTCTAACATTTCTATTGCAGGTACTTCAAACTCTGACTTAGTTAATAGTTTGAGTGCTGCTTCATTTCTTAATACTGCATCTGCTAATCTTTCTGCTGCACTTCTTTCTTTTGTAAGAAACACTTCTCCATACTTTGCTTTAGCATCTTTGTACTTATTAGTATTCTTTGTGGAAGCATCTACAAAATGCAAAGCATCTACTTTGTGCGGTTCAAGTATCATCCAATGTACTAACTTACCTGCTGCTAATGCAGGACTATCTCCGTTAGGGTCTCCATACTTTAGGATGTTTCTGTAAGTCTTTGGACTCTTTAAGAGTGTTTTAAGAGATGAACTACTTAATGCGTGTTGTCCAAGATGACCGTAGTAGAATGAATCATCGTGTGCCATTCCTACTATTTCTTCTTTGAGATAGGTTTCTCCGTTTAATAGTGTTATCATAATCTTGTTATTTCTGTTTGTTCTTCTTTTCTTCTGTTCAGTTCTTGCTGACACCTGTCAACGTAACCATCAAGAAATTCGTGGGTATTAATTACTCTTTGTAATTCTTGGTCTGTCATAGACCTGTAGTAAAGTTCTTCGTATGTCATAATTATATAATTAAAAAGGGAAGTTTCCTTCCCTGTTTTTTAAAGTAAGATAGAGTTTTTAGTAAAATATTTTTTATCATACCATCCTACTTCGTTTTCATTTCTAAACTCTACTTCTACCAATCCTGATATTGTAGAATCTTTTACTAATCCTGTAGAATAACACTCTTTGTTATCAAATATGTATTTCTTCATTTGTATAATTGTTTTTGTTATAGTGTAAAGATATAAACATTTTTTAAACTAACAAAAAAATTAATCTTTTTTTTCAAAAACTTTTTCTTCTAATTTTTCTAATCTGTTTAGTGCAATTACTAATGCTTGTTGAGTTAGCTTTAGGTCGTGTTGCATTTTAACCAATGTAGCTTCTTTCATTTGTTTAAATTCTTAATCTTCTCTAAATACAATATAAAATCCATTGCTTCTTCCTGTGCGTGTTGTATCCACTTATAAAATCCATCAGGAGAATCATACAAGGTAGTACCATACTTATGTATTCCCTCCCTGCTTCTTGCTCTCAATGTTCTAACTACATCCTCTACTATTGGGTCTTTAGGTATGTGGTTATATGTTGAATCAGAAACATATCCTCCTGCTTCTAACATCTCTTCGTATTTTTTTATACTATCACTCATCAATGAAAAAATAAAATAATTTAATTATAAAGTATTCTACAATCCTTAAAGCAACGTATCCTAAAATAAAATTAGCCATATAAGGTTTTGTATTTTTGTAATTCTTTTTCTAACTCTTCTATCTTTTGTTCTGCTTTTCTTGCTCTTTCTACTGCACGTATCTTATCACTACGGTATTCACTTATTGATTGCTCGTATAACCTTTCATTAGTTATAAGGTTGTGAACGTAAAACCCTACATCTTGCCAACAGAAATACATTTCGTTTAACTCTTTGTTCTTGGGTTTTGCTTTTCTCCACTTAACTATTTTTTCGCCTATATTATTAAAGTTTCCGTAGTACTCTGCTTCTCGTATATTGTTTATCTTTTTATTCATACTTTATTTCTTGTATTAAATACTGTTCTATATCTGTATATTTTACTTTTATTAAAACATCTAATCTTCCCTTCCTTGTGTATCTTTTTTTATATTCTGTTTTATCTTTAGCTATATCTTTAAACTGTATTGCATAGTTATATAAATCTTCTCTTTTAAAAAAACAAAATGACTTTTTTTCTACAATATCAAAAACTATATATTCTGAACAACACTCCAACCATCCTTTATTGCCTTTTACGTTTTTTAATTCAAGCCATATAGTTTGCAGATGTCGGTTTCCTTTCACATCTACTCCAATATTATTTACATAAAAATCAATGTGTTTATTGATGTCATCAATCTTACTTGATTTTACACAAGTATTTTGTCTATCAATCATTAATTGACTAAATTTATCTTCAGCTTTTTTTCCTTCGCTAAAGGAGTATGCATATCTACCCTTTGATACTGCCATTATAAATACTGATTATAAACTGCTACCAAATCCTTATACACTACTTTACCAAAACTACAAGGTGTACACTCTACTTTGGTTTTAAATATTCTTTCATAGATAGATACAAAAGCGTTTTGCTCATCAGGTGTAAACTTATTCTTTTTTGTGTCTACTGCCATCTTAATTAAATCAAACTCCTGTTCTGTCAAGCATTCAGGTTTCTTGTATCTAAACATTTCGTTTAGCTTAACTTTACGTTCATCACATCCACAATCTTCTCCCGCTATAAACTTTACAGCCTTATCTATTTTTACAGATTGAAATACTTTCTGTACTGTGTCTCCAAGTCCTTCACTTGCTGCTGCGTGTTTCTTTTTCCACTCTTTGTACTCTTTGGTACGTTTGTCTCCTTTAAATTCTGTCATAATCTTTATTTTTATAATCTTCCCAATCTTCTCTAAACTTTTCGTTTAATTCGTTTTTAGCGTGTTTAAGCGTGTTAAATATACTTACCCAACTTATGTTAGTTTCTTTAGCTATTCCTCTTATAGAAAGTTCTGTGTCTCTATACAAAGAAAACAATTTCTTTTCGTACCACCTCCAACTATCTATATGCTCATCTATCATTGTACATATCTTGTGAAATGCTACTTGCTCATCCATTTGCGAATTGTTTGGAATTTGGATGGTAAACTCTTCATCATCAAGAGAAACTTTGTCAATCTTTCTTTTAGAGTTATAATATTGGTAATACAAAGAACGAAGAGTAAAATACATATACCCCCTACTAACGATACCATTTCTAATAACCTTTGTTTCATCTGCATACTTATATATGGTTAGATACGCTTCCTGCACTATATCTTCACAGAAGTCATACTCTCCAAAACTCTTTACTATACTAACCCATTCATTGTGCCTTTCAGCAACTATTGATAGCCATTGTGTTGGTTTGTCCATATTACAGTTATACTAATTACTCCGATAACACATTGTAGTGTTATTTCGTTTCCTTGTTCTAACTGTTCTTTGCTATATAAAAAACCAAACATTATTCCTATAACGGGACTTAAAATAATTTCTGCATTGTTAATTTGACCTATAACTAAATAGGCTAAACAAACAATCATTAAAAGTCCTATTAGCATCATACGTTTAGTTTTTTTATTTCTTTTTTATCTTGTATTAAATCTCTACCCATATACTCAAAGCCTACATTGTTTACTTTCATTCTTAATTGTATAGGCTGTTCAAATGGTGTTGGTCTCCCACCCGTTTCATTTTCTTTTATTTTAAGCACGTGAATATGTGAATACATCCAATCGGTCTGATGGGAAACATACCTATGAATACAATACACGTCATCTGCCCTTGAACTCCATTTAGAACCACCTTCAATATCTGACATTGCTAAAGGTCTTGTAAGCCCTTCATATTCGTGTCCTGAATAATGTACTTGTCTAAGTGCAGAGGTTACTCCGTGTGCATTTAAATATACACTTACATCATTGTGCTTTGCAAAAAGTCTTAATTCACTTGCTACCTGATAATCGTAGTCGTGTGAGTTTCCTGTCATTTTTAATATAGAAGCATCTTTTGCTAATGAATTATAAGGGTCTATCAGTAAACCATCATAATGCCAAGCATCTTTTATTTGTTGTGCTTCTTTTAATAATTGCTTATAAGTGTAAAGGTCATCCACATCTATAATTTTAAAATGATTGTTCGACCATTGCACCGCATTGTCTATTTCTAAATCAGTAGCTTCTTGAATGGCTTTGCCCATTTTAAACTCAATAATCTTTCTAAGAATTGATTCAGGTGTGTTTTCGCTAGACCATACTAAAAATTTAAGATTGTGTAGTTTCGCCCACAATACAAATAGGTAAATAATAACAGTTGTCTTACCTACATTTGCGTGTCCTATAAAAATGCTAAATCCTTTTTTTTGCCTTATATGCTCGTCAATCTCAGGAACACCAATCTTTAAACCTTCCTTTACTCTTCCGTACTTTATATCTCGTATCTTGTCTTGTAATTTCTTTGCTTGTGCTATCATATACTCTTAGTCAATATTAAATACTTTTTTTCCATTGCTACTGTTTGTTTCTGTTCTTTCTCTATATAATATCCCACTATCGGGTTTACATTGTAGTTCCAAAAGTCCATCGGCATTTCTTCTCCATCTTTTAACTTTCTCATAAAGGTATAAAAAAAGGGGGTAAAAACCCCCCTATTAATTAAAATGGTAAATCTGCTGTTTCTTCTCTTGCAGGGTTTTGCTGCTCATTGCCTAC